TTTCCCATAAGTCTACCCTTGCTAAATTGCTCGCCACTGAGAACCTTCGGATTGAACATCAGAAGGTTCCGACTGCGATGTTCGACCTTAAGAACCGCACCCTCATCCTCCCTATCTGGAAAGATATGTCGTCCGACCTTTATGACCTGCTTATCGGTCATGAGGTTGGACATGCATTGTTCACACCTGCTCAGGGTTGGCATGGTGAGATTGATGCTCGCGGCATCGGTATCAAGTCCTATCTGAATGTTCTTGAAGATGCTCGTATCGAGCGCAAGATTAAGGACAAGTTTCCTGGTATCCGTCGCAACTTCTTTGCTGGTTATCAGGAACTGTTCGAGAATAACTTCTTCGGCGTTAAGGGATATGACCTCAACAAGTTGCGCCTTATCGACCGTATCAATCTGCACTATAAGGTTGGTTCTTTCCTCAATGCTCCTTTCAGCGCTGATGAGAATCAATATCTCGCTCGCGTTGATGCGCTGGAAACATGGGATGATGTTGCTGCTCTCGCAGTAGAACTCTATGAACTTGCTAAATCTGAACCTGAGCATGACTTTGATTCGTCAAAATTCATGGGCGAACTTATGGATGATTTAGACGGTGAAGACGATGCCTCGTACGATGTCGATAAATGGTTCTCCGACATGGATGATCAGACATCTGATGATGGTGGCGAAGGCGAGTCGGGCGAAGGCGAATCTGCTGATGCCGATGCTGATTCTGGTGACAAAACTGGTGAAGATGCTAAGTCTGATGCTAAGTCTGCTGACGACGCAAATGAAGATGGCAGTGTTGCTCCAACTCAAAGCGAAAAACTTCCTGGTTCAAACGATACACCAGTTCTCAACGAAGACCCTGTCTCTATCACTGATCAGAACTTCCGCGAAATGGAAGATACGTTCATCGACTCAAAGTCGCGTGAGTATGCGTATGGTATTCTTCGTAAGGTTGATACCAAGAACTATGTCATTCCTATGGATTGGGTTCTTGATCATATGCGTCCGACTGTGTATGCTGACAGGTGGCACACGCGAACTGTAGATTATGACTCGCTCGCACAGGAAGTTTTCTCTGAGTTCCGTAACAACAACCAGAAGTATATTAATACCATGGTTCAAGAATTTGAAATGCGTCGTCGCGCTTCAGAGTTTGCTCGTGCGCAGACTTCTAAGACTGGTCGTCTTGATGTTGACCGTGTTTGGGCACATAAAATCAGCGAAGACTTGTTCGCTCGCAACACGGTTGTTCCTAATGGTAAAAACCATGGTATGCTTTTGTTCCTAGACATGTCTGGTTCGATGGCATCAAACATGAAAGGCACGATTGAGCAGTTGGTTACGCTCATGATGTTCTGCCGCAAGGTTCGTATCCCGTTTGAAGTATATGGTTTCACCAACAATGGTGTTGTCAATGACAAGTATTCCAAGTCTGATGCCATGCGTGCAAATCGTGCCAGTGACACGGTTTCATCTGGTAAGGAACTTGAAATTGGTGACAGTTCGTTCAATCTATTGCAGTTTGTTTCCGATAACTGTTCGTCCGCCAAGTTTAATGAAGTAGTTCGCGCTCTTCTTATGTGCGCCAAGGGATATGACTATTCTGCTCGTCCTTCTCGTCGCGCCGAAATATTCGTTCGCAATTCAGACATGATGGGTCTTGCTTCGACACCTCTCGAAGAATCAATCATGGTTGCTCGTTCGATTGCTGACAAGTTCCGTGCTAAAAATCGTGTAGAAGTTCTCAACACTGTGTTCCTCACCGATGGTGATGGTGATAACAATATCACTGTTGGAGGCCGTTATGGTTCGCACCATATCAATATCACAGATGCAAGTACCAATGCTTCGGTAACAGTTAAGTATGATGATGAAGTTTATCGCACTCAACTACAAGTTGCTCTTCTAGAACTCTACAAGAAGGCAACTGGTTCGCGTGTTATCAACTTCTTCATCGCTCCTTACAATCCTAAGTGGGCAGCAAAACGTATGTATGGTGGCGCTGCAGATTTCGACACCAAGTGGAAGAATGAATGGAAGCAAAAGTTTTTCCATGTCACAAAATCGTTTGGATTTGATGATCGCTTTTTGATTCCTGGTGGTAGCGAGTTGACTATTGGTGAAGACGTCTTTGAATCTGAAAGCAGCGACCCGAAAGATCTTCGTCGGGCATTCAAGAAGTTCCAAAATACCAAGCAGACCAACCGAGTTCTGTTGAACAAAATGATTCAGGCAGTCGCCTAAATTATTTACCCCGAAGCGAAAGAAAGGGCTTGACTTTTCTGCCGTTTCGGGGTATAGTGGTAATATTGATTGATGATGTAATGTGAGGAAATTTTTTATGATGAATCGTGATGCTTTGGTTGAGTTCCTTTCCGACAATAACACCAACAATGGTGTTTTCCGTAAGCGTGATATTGTTGCCGCTGCCGAATCTCTTGGGATGAAGTATCCTGGGTGGATTTTTCAGCGCGACCGTATGATCAAGCGTGGCACGTATGACCTGTCCCCGTTGATGGTAGGTGCTAAGTCATCTGTCGTTCAACTCCCTGCCACTGCTCCTAAGATGGTTATCCAACCGAAGTTGCAGACAGTGATCGAGAACCTCGTTCCGCACGTTGATCCGACCTATGTTCCCTTTGGTTTCTACAACGATCTTCGGAAGGTTGTGAAGTCTAACAACTTTTACCCAACGTTCATCTCTGGTCTGTCGGGTAACGGTAAGACCACCATGATCGAGCAGGTCTGTGCTAAGTTGAAGCGCGAATGTATGCGTGTTAACATCTCCATCGAAACCGATGAAGACGACCTGATTGGTGGTAACACCCTCGTCGACGGTAACGTTGTTTACCGCGAAGGTCCAGTTCTCACTGCTATGAAGCGTGGTGCTATCCTCATCCTTGACGAAATCGACCGTGGTTCGAACAAGATGATGTGCCTTCAAGCAATCCTCGAAGGTAAACCATACTTCAACAAGAAAACTGGTGAGACAGTTTACCCCAAGGCAGGGTTCAACGTTATCGCTACGGCGAATACCAAGGGTCGTGGTTCTGACGATGGCAAGTTTATGTCTGCCCAGATTCTTGACGATGCGTTCCTTGAGCGTTTCGCCATCACTGTTGAGCAGGAATATCCTTCGCTGAAGATTGAGAAGCAGATTATTCTCAACAAGATGGAAAAGGTCAACAAGGTTGATGATGAATTTGCTGACAAGTTGGTAACTTGGGCAGATATTATCCGCAAGACCTTCTATGAAGGTGGTGTTGAGGAACTCATCTCGACTCGTCGTCTTGAGCACATCGTCAATGCCTTTGCTATGTTCGGTTCGCGTTCTAAAGCAATCGAACTTTGCGTCAATCGCTTCGATGCTGACACCAAGTCTGCTTTCCTAGACCTGTATAAGAAAGTCGACAGCGATGCAGTGCCAGACGATGGTGTAAATGAAGACGCATACTTCCAGTCTGTAAATGAAGAAGTTCCATTCTAAGGAGACATAATGACAATTAATTACAAGTATGACGAGGGTGATCTCCTACGGGAGATTACCCAATATATTGATGCCACATATGGTGAGCATTACTCGCAGAATCAATACCAAGCAACCGAGTTTATTATCGACGGTGGTCATGGTATTGGTTTTACTGTAGGCAATATCCTAAAGTATGCCCAACGGTACGGTCACAAGGGAACACCTGAAGACTGGCGTAAGGATTTGTTGAAAGTTATTCACTATGCAATCATTGCGATGCATGTGCACGACAAGGAACAACAGAGTAGTATACCTGATCCATTTGAAAAAGTCAATAGTAAAACTTATGAATTAAAGACCTCGTTGTCGTCGTCAGATACTATTACTTTCAGACCAGAATATGCGACTGCTTTTAACTGGAAAGATTATAACATGGGAACCACTTCTCTATTGACTTCCGACACTATTCCAAGTATAATTGAATTTACTGAAGAAAACAGTAAGAAAACTAAAAAGAAGAAAGACTAATATATTATGAAGATTTCATCCGATACCCTTGCACTTCTGAAGAATTTTGCAAGTATTAATACCAACATCCTTGTTCGTCAGGGTAATGTTCTTTCCACTGTCAGTGCAGGTAAGAATATCCTCTCTCGCGCAACAGTCTCAGAAACTTTTGACCGCGAGTTTGCGGTCTATGACTTGAACAACTTCCTTGCGTTGCTGAGTCTCTGGGAAAATCCTGAGATTGACTTTGAAGAAACAGGTATGTTCCTTCGTGAAGGTAAGTCTGAGTTTGAGTATGGTTATGCTGATCCCAGTGTAGTTACTGCTGCTCCAGACAAGACTCTCGAGATTGATCCATTCTTCGACTTCACACTGACTGCTGCTGATATCAGCATGGTGCAGAAGGCAGCGAACGTTCTCTCTGCTCCGACAATGAGTATTGTCTCTAAGGATGGTAAGG